CTCCAACGTGTCGGCGATTTTGCCGAAGACATCACCGAGTTTTCCGCCCATCTCTTTAGCGGACTTGCCAAACGTGATAAGACCCTCGTAAGCTCCGCTGATACTACCGGAAGACAATGTTTGTAGACCGGATATTACGCCCTCCATACTCTGTTTTAAACGGCTCGCTACATCCGTCATTACAGTATTACTCGTATCCACAGCCTTTTGCATGGCTTCTACGTTGGTAGATGCGGCTTCCTCCTGCTGCTGAGCACTCTCCAAAGCAACTTTTGCAACCTCTTTATCTGCATCCGTACCGGAAATCATAGCCGACGTATAGTTCGTCTGAGCTTGCTGAAGAGCATCGTAAGTCTTTTGATATTGGTCCTGTGCTTTCTCCAACTCCTTCAGATTTTCCTGATAGTTGTTTACCTCGGTACCAAGTTTCTTGAAACTCACCTTATCCGCACCACCGACACTCTTTTGCATCTGCTCAATGGCATTGAGCAACGTTCGCTGACTTTCCTGATCAGCATTTTTGAAGGTGTCCGTCTGCGTATATTTCTTGGCTTTTTCCAGTTCCGGTTCTATGATACTTTTGAACATACCACCGAATTCGCCGAACACAACCGACCAGTCGATGGTTTCCTGCAAGTTCGCCGCTTCCACATTCGCCAACTTACTGTCACGTTCCTTGGATAGTTGCTGTTTCTCAATAGCACTACCTGCTTTTGCTATCTTATCGTCATACTCTGTGGAGATGGCAAGTTTCTGTTGTTGGAATGTTCCGTACTTTTGCAGATATTCCTGCATCTGTGCAAACTCATCCTTATAGGCATCCTCGGTAGCCTTCTTGCGCTTCTCCTCGTTAAGACGTGTTGCTTCATCTATGGCAGCCTGCTGTTCCTCATTGAGAGATTCCCCGTTACCGGCTTTTTTGTTATCACGTTCCCACTCCGCTTTCTGCTTCTCTATAGCATTCTTTCGCTCGTTGTATTCGTTGTCTATAAGGGCAAGTTTCTTGTCAATACCATCCTCCATGAGTTCTATATCTTCCTTCTCATTATCGGTTATGATGGAGGCAAGTTCCTGACCCAGTTTTTCCTCAATCTGTTTGCGCTTTTCCGCTTCTTTCTCCGCAGCTGCAGCTTTTTTCTTCGCCTTCTCGGCATCCTTGTCTGTTTCGGGGGATGCATCCTCTTTTTTGGTTGTATCCACCTTCTCCTTCAACTCCTTCCGTTTCTTCTCATATTCCTCCTTGGTCATATTGTTACCCGGATTATCCAGAAAGTCGTTGTACTCTTTTATCGCCTTTTGATGTGCTTCTTTGTTCTCCTTCACCCAATCGGCACTGGACTGCTTCTTTTCATTACGACGGTTTTTCTCACTGTTCAGTTTGTTCAGTTGATATTGCAAATCATCCGCATTATAGACCCCTTCAGTATTCGCATTGCCACTCACTTTACCATATTTCTTACCGGAAAGTTCCATTCGTGCCAACAAATCTTGGCGCAATTTTATCTGCCGTTCCAACACATCGTTACTAACCCCCGTTAAGTTACTAAAGTAAGAATCCACATCTTCCTTCCTCGCTTTTTGAGTCAGCTGTTTTGACTTGTTACGAAGCATCTTCAATTCGGTTTCCTCCTCATCGGTACGTGCAGATGTTGTAACATATCTGGATCTCTGGTGCCCGTAACCATCTTGGTAGTACTCAATTTTCTGTTTCGTTTTCGCTTCAAGTGCTTTAATACGGCTGTTTACATCACTCAGTTCATTCTTTGTGTTCTTGTGAGATGTCTGTCCGTCCAACTCTGCAATCTTCTCTTTGAGTTCCTTGATATGGGCAAGTTTCTCCGCCTCCGTATCATACTTGGCAAAGATTTTGGGATACTGATGCTCTAACTTATTCAAAGCCTCCTGCCGTGTCGTAGTTGCCAAAGCCTCATTATCTGCAATAGTGCAATATTCCTGCATCTTTTTACTGAGTTCATCCTCGTCGGCAATAGTCTTTTTAAGCTGTGCATCATACTTGGATTCAGCATCCTCCAATCGCTCCGCCTCCGTTTTCATGGATACCATGGCTGCCACTACACCGGCAATAGCCGTAGCAACCAAAACATAAGGATTGGAAAGCATGGTTGCGTTCAACATCTTTTGTGCCTTCTCCACCAACAACAACCAATTGTAATGAAGAGCTTCGGACGCTGTTGCCCACCCTTCGGCAGCTACTACGGTCATAAGAGAGGCACGATAAACACCATACGTAGCAGCAAGACTCAACAAGATACGACCAAAGTGCTCGTAATTCTCTATCATATAAGAGACACTACTTAGCGTTGTATTGATGATTCCCTCGCTCTGCTGACCGATATTGTTCATCATCATCTCTATGGCATCCTCTATGTTGGAGATCTGTCCGCTGATAGTATGGCTTTGTGCCTCCATAAGTCCACCGAACTTGCCACCCTCATCCGTAAGACTTTCTATCACCTTCTGCACTTCGGGGAAACCGACCTTTCCGGATTCAACAAGTTCCTTCACCTTACTCTCAGCCACACCGAACTGTTTGGCAAGTTCGGAAATCATAGGAATACCACGTCCGGTAAACTGATTCAAGTCCTGAGTGTACAATCGTCCCTGTGCCATGGTCGTACCATAAAGGTAGACCAAATCATTCAATGGGATGGATAGACCGGCTGCAACATCACCCAAGCGAATAAGTGTTTCGTTCACCTTATCGGCAGCAGTACCGTAAGCCAACAATTGTTTTGCACCGTTTGCCACATCCTCCAGTCCAAACGGAGTAGTGGCAGCCGTATTGGTGAGTTGTGCCATTAAGTCTTTCGCTTGCTCGGCACTTCCCAACATGGTTTCGAACGCTACCTCCAACTTCTGGAATTCACCTCGTGTTGTGGCGATACTGCTTATCAACTCCTTCATGGTAAAAGCCGCAGCAAGTTTGCGAACGGTTTTCTCCAAACCGGAACCGGCTTCCTGCAACTCCTCCATCTTACCCTTGGCAGTCTTGCTTTCTTTGGACAGTTTCTCCATCTCCTTCACCGCCTGTTCCAACTTCGGGCTGAGTTTATCGACCATCAATATTTCTAACTTTACAGGTTCCATTATAACTTACTTTGAAAAAATCCTACAATATCGTTTGCTTCATCCTCGGCACTTTGCTCCTTCTTCTTTTCCTTGGTACGCACATAGCGCGGAGCATCGCTCAACATCATAATTAGAGTTTGGTAGTTCACCTTATTTAATATATAGTCCACACTCCATCCGGTTGCGCTCGCTATCTGCCACACAAATCCAAAAGGGCTATGGGAACCTTCGTATCGGTTCTTTAACTCCCTTTCCTTTTTTGGCTCAGTCTCAGCTTCATCGGATTCGTCATCTCGGCTGATCTGATAATAGGAATAAAATGGTCTGTTCCCATCAATCCCACGAAACGGCGTATGACACCCAACAGATATTTGTTTTCCATATAGTTGCGAATGTACCACGCCACCGGACGTAGGAACAAGTGACGGCTCCACCATCCCCTGCAGATGGCATACGCAATCATCCGGCTCACCTCCTTTCCGTGCTTAGCCAAAAACTCCATGGATTCTTGTTCCGTGTAATTCCACATCTCATCGCTCGTAACACCCATAGACAAATATGTCCTGGCAAAGAGTATCTGCCCGGACATATAAGGTCTTTTCATCGTCACGCGCAGCTTCACGGGATTCTTCTTGAACGGAATCTTTATCTCCTTCAGAGGAACGGAGATACCGATGTCCAAAAGAGCATCGGCACCTTCCCGTTGTATCTGCTTGATAACTCTGTCATTCATACACTACTTACTTGAAGAGGTAGAAGTAGTTGTAGATGCATCGTTAATCTCGTATGGAGCGGAACCATCTGTCGGCATCATTAACTTTAACTGACACTCCAGTTTAGAAACCTCGGTCAAGGTTAACTTGCCTCCAAGGTTCGACAATATCAATGCCCTCGGAATGGTGCAAATCTGACCGCTCACAAACTTAATAGTGAACTTACCGGACAATGAAACAAGGGCTGTTGGAGCCTTCCATCCCGTCGGGTTCGTATCACCACCTACAAGTGTTCCGCCTAAAACCGCTTTAAACGATTTGTAATTCAATTGTATCATGTTAAACGTCGGGGCTATCATAGCATTCTTGGTCGGAATAGTCAGCACCGGAGCACCCGGAGCCTGTTCTGCCTCTACATCTGTACTTTCGGGCTTCGTACCACCCCAGTCCCAACTGCCTTT